CGGGGTAGCCGAGCCCTGGGATACCGTGAGCTCCTGGCCCGTCAGGTAAATAATCTGCCCGCCGGTGGTTACTACGTCGCCCTGGGTGGACGTGATCTCTTGGCCAGAGACGTCGAAGATGTAATCGAACTCAACGCCCGCGGCGCCGTAGGCGGAGGTGATCTCCAGGCCGCTAGGCTCGACAGCGGAGCTGATGGAGAACGTGACATCGCCCTGTGTGGCAGTGAGGGCCAGCCCCGCGGGGGAGACGATAGTTCCCGTAATAACGCCCGGAGTGCCGTAGGCGGACGTGATCTCTTGGCCAGAGACGTCGAAGATGTGGTCGAAATCAACGCCCGCGGCGCCGTAGGCGGACGTGATCTCCTGGCCCAAGACACTGACTACAGTTCCTGTAAGGGTCGTTACCGTACCCTGGGTGGATGTAATCTCTTGGCCAGAGATGTCAAAGATGTAGTCTAACGCCGGGGTCGCGGTGCCCTGGGTGGATGTAATCTCTTGGCCGCTAGGCTCGACAGCGGAGCTGATGGAGAACGTGACATCGCCCTGTGTGGCAGTGATAGACAGCCCCGTTACACTGACAGTTACGTCTGTGCGGGCCAGGGCGGCTAGAGGCGCCGAGGCGAGGGGCTGGAAACCTAACACGGGGCGTTAACGGTTAGGGTTATTTAATGGTCAGGGACTTGGACGCATTGCGTGCGCCCCAGAGAGCCAGGATTGCCCCGGCTCCACCAACAATCTGCATGATAGCATCAGTAATGGCCGCTTGTTCGCCCTCGCCGAGGGTAACTCCGAACGCTTGCGCGAGGATGCTCCCGAACATAACGACCGAGCCCCAGAATGTGCGGGATAAGTAGAATGCTTTAGTGCCCATTACATGGATCTCCTTACGGTGAGTATTCTCTCGCGCGGGTATGATTGTACAGTAACGGCGTTGCCTTGGTTCCCGCCGAGCGCGAGCACATCGCCATTATGATCGAGGCCAGCAAAAAAAGCAACGTGGCCTTTCCACGAGTCCGGGCTTTCCCGCCAGAAAACAACGATATCACCGAGGTTAGCGCGCTCCAGCCTTGTAGCGTTACCCCACTGGGCGAATGAGCGGGCGTTGAGTTTGCCCGTACCGTCAATGCCACAGTCTTTAAGGACCGCATTGGCAAACGCTGCGCACCAAGGCGTCTCATCGTCGGAGACCCAGCTATGTCCAGCCTCACGGAAGAACTCTAAGATATGCGGGTTATTGCTGTCTTTGCCGGACCACTCTTCGACGCCTAGCCAGTGGGCCGCGGTGTGGTAAACGTAGTTACTTTTCATTACGGTATACTCTAGTCGGGGTTAGAGGTGGTCATTAGCTACGCGGTTACACTAACGCTCAAGGCCGCTGGGGCATACGTTGCGGGTTTCGACGGCCAAATCACGGCTTCAGGGAAGCCCGCTTGCTCAGTTACGTCTCTGAGCGCTTGTCTATACGACCTCCAATCATCGGGGAGACCTGTATCTATTAACGCCATCCAATCAGTTTCATTCAGCAAAGCATTCCTGGTCGATCTAATGTCATCGGCTAGGGCGTCCAGCCTCATCGCGGCGTATTCAGCTATATAGTCCCTAGCCGCTATGGCGTCTGCAACATCTGTTTTGGGGGCGGACACGCTCAAAGCTCCCGTGTTGATCGGCAAACTGTTCAAATCATTCCCGTCGATGGCTTGGTTGTAGACCGCAACAAACGCGGTTTTTTCATCCGCAGTTTGGAATGTGTACGACTTAGACATGCGAATACCTACTTAGAAACCCTAATGACGAAATAAGACCCCGGCGCGCTAAAGACCGTCCTGGACGTTCCTGAGTTTTGGAGTATATACGGCTTGAACGTATCCCCCGCCGTAACCTCGAACCCGGCAATGTGCAGCGTGTTGCGAAAATTCTCATAATCCGTCAACCCCTGCAAATACACTACGGGATCAGTTCCCCCACCACCTTTCCACTCCCACCCGACGGCAAATTTTTGTGTGAAGGCTGATCCACCTATCTGGTAAAAGTGGAAAACATCTACGCGGCTAACCCCTGACGGGATGGTAAAGGTATCCGTCGAAAACATGCTCACATCATCATAGACGACAGTTGCATTCGTCAGATAGTTTATAGTGTTGTTTCCTGGAATTGACTGCGCTGCATCTGGATTTACGAACGCGCCCTTACTTAAAAGCGATAAATTCGGGCCGCTAATATTGCCCCACACGCCGGCAGATGCGTTGTAGGTTATAACATCGTTATCAGACGGCGATGCCGTTATTGCTACGTCATGCAGCTCGCCTAGGTGCATTCCGGGGGAAGGGCGAGCCATCAAAATTCCGCCAGTGTCGTCGTTAGAGTTCACGACCATAGCGACAGGGATGACCTGGTCTGGGGCCGTGGGGGGCGTTTTTGTCAGGTGGCCAGCCGTGGTGGCGGACGCGTAGAGAATATCGCCATCGACCCAGGTCTCTGTGGCGGACAGGTTAGTGTCCCCGCCGTCAGTGCGCATACCGAACAGTTCGCCGAAGGCGACGGCATATCCCTCGCCGTTGTTAGCGAGCGTTCTGTCTGCAAGGCCTATAAAACGGAGCTCATCAACGAAACTGCCGTCGGCTTCGTCCGCAGCGATGAACTTAGAGATCGTGATCTTACCAGATCCGCCAACCGCGCCAGTAGCATAGACCGGCTGACCTTTGTAGATCGTACCCCCGCTGGTGTTTTTCACGGGGATGTTGTTGCCGGCAGTCAAGACGTCGTAGGCCGTAGCGGACACGAACACTACCGCAGAGCCGGTCAATGTAATCGCGGACCCTGCGCTCGAGCTCTCAGTTACTACCCTGGTGAGCGTGGTCCCGGTATCCGTATAAACGCCGGTACCGATTTCCCAGTTCGCCCCGTCTTCGATTACATAAGAAACGAGATCACCATCGTTGATACCGCCCTCCGCAAATGTCTGGTAACCAGACTCAGCGGAACCAAGCGTGATAGTGCCTGTACCTGTCGTCGCGGTAGCGACCTTTACACGGTTAGCGGTAGCAACTGCCATGTCTCTTACTTCTTCTTAGCCTTAGCCACGCGGAGGCGCTTGACCTTATCCACGTCGGCCTGGGTGATCTTTTTGCGGGGCGGCGCTACCGCCGCCAACCGCTTCTGTTTGGCGCTATACTTGTCGTACGGCATGCGATTATGCCAGGCGCAGGATAGCGTTGGACGCGTCCGCAGTGGGCATAGTCACGGTGAATGTACCGTTTGAGACAGCCTTAGCGCCGCCGAAGTCAATCCACATTACAGCCTCATCAGACGCATGCGTGTCATTATAGATCAACGCGCCGTATGCGGTGAAGGTGGCGCCAGACCCACTGTTATCCCAAGAAGGGTCGGAAGTCCAATCCACGTACGCAGTAGTGCCGGAAGTATTCGCCGCGTTAGCGGTCAGAGACTCCCCGCCTTGGGTGTAACCGCCTGTAGCGGCGAGCTCGCCACCTACGCCGTTTCCTGGATACGCTGTAGTAGACGCTGCAGGGCTAGCAGTATTGTCATACAATGCGATCTTAAACGTGTCACCGCCAGAGGCAAAGTTATGCGAACCTGTCAGCAATCCGAGTTTGAACGGAGTACAGATGTAGTTATCCGTACCAGAAAAAGCCATATCACATCCTCCTTACGTATCTGGCCATGTCAGAGTGACCCGCACTCTCGAGTTTAGTGGCGACAGTGGTCGCATAGTTACGCTCCACCGCCTTGCCGTAGTTTAACATCAAGACAGCGATCTGCTGCTTGAATGCGTGTGCCTGAGCGCGCACGTGCGGCTCGGCGTTATCTGAAATGTGGAGCAGCTTATCCATGTACTGCTCCAGCAACTCTTCGGGGGTGAACCCGCGGCCGTCTACTGAAAAGACTTTCGCGCTACCCATCTGGGTTCCCCCTGCCATACCCATCATAACTTACCATCCCTATACTCGTCGCGACGTGACCGCGCCTGAACTGAACCAAGTAAAGCAAGCGCTTCCTTGTACTGCGTAGTATACACAGCAAGCATATCCGCGTCACCCTTTAAAAATGAGTAGGCTTCTACTAACGCGCCGTTGAGTAGCGCGGTCTCTGCATTAGTGCCGAGCCAGGTAGTGTTTGAGTCCGAGCCAACAATAGACGCGGGGTCATAGTAGTAGTGCAGCTCGACGATGTAATCAGCGTCCGGCGTGGGTCCAAGCATGAACGTGCCGCGGTCGGTATCTCGTGATCCATCAAACTGAGCGTAGTACAGCGGCAGGCCCGTAGCA